TCTTCTTCTTCTACTATTTCGTCGTCTATTAATTCGTAGTCTTCTGGTGCGTCTTCACCAAATGCTGCTATAAACTTATCTAAGTCGTCTTGTTCTGTAGACATATTGTAATTGTCTTCGTCTTCAGAAGTTAGTTCTTGTTCTAAAGGTTTTAAACCCAGTTCAGAACGTATTTCATCTTCAGTCATAACCGACTTCATATCCTCTAAACTAAATCTTGTTGTAATAGGTTTGTTTTGTACTATTTCAATAGGTAGGTTTATATCGTTTACTTGTAATATCTTACCAATACAACTAAGAATATTATTTTGAAAAGGTTTAACTACTGTATTTAAGTAAACTTCAAAAGCACTGTTTAGTTCGTCTACGTTAGAACCTAAACCTTCACTTTTATTTATACCGAATAACATAGGACTTGTAACTCTATGTCCTGTTAAAATGTTTTGTACCATTAATTCCTGTAAAGCTAAATAAGTTTTATCGGCTTCAGACATAGAAATAGGTACTATTTCGGGTGTTCTGTTTTTATCGTCAGAAAATGTAATTACTGTTTTACCTGCGTTACCTGAACCTTCAAATTTTCTAGCTATACTGTTTTCTACTTGTCTACGTTCTTCTGAAGAAGGTACACCGTTAGAAAAGTTAATAAACATACTTGCACTAAATCCGTTTTCTATATTTGCTAAGTGGTATTCTGCTATTTTCTGGTCTATTAAACACCAGTTACAAGCGGCTACATAATCTGGCACTTTGTATAGTTGCATATTAGGACTATACATTCCGTCGTATATTATTGCGTTAGGGTTAGTTCTGTCGTTTACGTTAAACGCTGGTACTATTTGCGGTTTGTTTTGTCGTACATTTGACCAGTCCGAGCTTATGTGGTATTCTGTAACACGCCCCATAACGTCAGGTTTACCCATTCTAATACGTTCTACGGGTACGTGGTATATATCTGATACTTCACTACGGTCTTTACTCCAAACGACGTTTAAAGCGTACGCTCCTTGAAGCTTGAAATCAAAAGAAATCTTTTTAATAATAGAATGTAAACTTTCACCTTTAGAATTTGCTTGTGCTAAGAACCTTTTAAGTTTAACGTAAGCGTCTAAATTGTCTGTTTCTTCAACTGTTATACTTTCGCCTGCTATCATATCGGCTGTAGCGTTTACAATAGCTGCGTGTGTAGAACTTGAATAGAAAAGATCGATAAGAAATTGAGGGTACAAATTCTTGTAGTCTTCTGTACCGTATTCTATAAAGTCTTTACCCATAGCTTCCTTTATTACAGGTGCCGTTTGCGTTGCAAAGTTTACGTTAGAAATACTATCTTTAAAATTAACTTTCTTTTTGTTTTTCATTATATGTTATTTAGATACGCATTTAAGTTAGACCTGTCAGAAGTTGTTAAACTGTTATTACAGATAATAATTTCGTAAAATTTACAGTCACTCGCAGGTTTTCCTAAAGTAGATATTTCTAATAAATCTGTTATAACTTGCGTTCCTGCACCACTGCCCCCTATTGATTTTGAAGCATTATCTATAAATAGAAAAAGTTGATCGTCTGTAGTGTCAGCTGTATTTTCACGTTCAAAACCAATATTAAATTTCGTGTCGGCACTTAAACTAATTCCACTAGCCGCGTCGTGTCTACTACCACCATCAATTCGTAACCTTACTTCTGTACTAGATTGTACTTTTAAAAATTCGTTTGGTGTTTCTTCAAAAATAAAGTCGCCACTAAAATCGGACAATTCCATTCTAGTATAAATAGAAAAAGTACCTAAATCTAAAGGAGCACCAAAAGTTAAAATGTCACCAACGCCGTTGAAAAATACCGCCCCACTTGCGTAAGTAGGTGATCCACCCCCCGAACCGTCTGCGGTTAATCTATTAGTTCCTTTTTGGTCATTCCAAGCAGTTATGTCGTCTTCTTCATCTCTAGTTATACCTGTATCGAACCTGTACCAGTGTAATAAACTAGATATATTTGCGGGTGTCCAAGAACCCCCAACATTATTTTTTATATTTAGTCCTAACTTCATTATCCTGCGTTAGTGTCAAATTCGTCGTAACCTATTGCTACACCTGAAGACATTGTAATAGCTGTTATATGTCCGAAAATAACTGTACCCGCTGGTATAGTCGTGTGTAAAGCAGCTTCACCAGTGTGGTAAGTCATTGTAATAGCACTTACTACACTTTCAGTTACGAAGTGTACTGCATACCAGTCTTTACCCGTTTGTCCTGCTGTTGTAAATACTACACCCGAACCTTTACCTAGTTGTTCTTTTAAAAGTGTATTGTTGTTGTCTATTAAACTCATAATTTTTTAATTTGTATGTAAATAGTTAGTTTCTGTTGTTGTGTGTTGTGTGTATTTTATTTGTTCCGATCCTGCCGTTTCTTGTATATATAGTTTACCTTCTTCTACTTTACCCTTTACTACTCCGTTGTCATTATGTACGCTTAATATCTCTGTTTCGCTATTAGGTGCGTTTGTATCGTTTAAACCTACTGTACCTATAAACGTAACTTCGTAAACTTCATAACTCCAAAAACCGTAGGGTTTAAAATTTATAGCACCTGTAAAAATGTTTTCTGTAGCGTTATGTGCAAAAGTATTTTTAACGTATCTGTCGTTTGTTGTACTTTTAACACCGTACGCATACTTTACAGTCTTTGTAAGGTCGTTTGTAAATTTAAACAAGTATCTAACTTTAGAAGCGTCTACGGCTGTATGTATTCGTTTTTCTTCTAAAGTCAAATATGAACTTATCGTACTTCCGTAAACTCCTGTTATCATACTATATAATATAAAAAAGGTTTATTTATTTGTCTTTTGTTAATAACGTCTTTTTCTTTTTCTTTTTAAAGAAGTTTTCTACTCCTAATAGTTCTACTTCTTCAGATCGTACATTGTCTAATATAATCATACGACCTGTTTTATTTACTGTAACACCTTTGTATTCGTCTTTTAATATATACATTTTTTTAATTTTAAGTTAATAAAAAAAGGGGCAGCTATTGCCACCCCTTTAATAAATATGAAAACAAAACCAATTAAGGTTTTAAGAAGTCACTATTGCGTTAATTGTAAACGCTGAGTTATCGAACGGAGCTGTTGTATAGTCCGCTACTAATTGCATAGGGTTAGGTTCCATAGCTTCGAAAGTAAAATCGTAACCTACAGTGTCACCTAGTGCAGCTCCAGAAACTGAAGTACCTGACGAAAGTTCGCATCCGTTATCTAAACCTAAAGCAACAATAGTATTTTTACCTGTAGCGTTTAGTTGGTTTAGTTCTGCGAAAATAACCATTCTTTGTTGTGACAATAGTTTAATTTCGTTTTGGTCTGCTGCTGTTAAGTTATGTAGTTTTACGTTTACAGAGTGTGTGTAAAATACAGTACCATTTTCGCTAGATGCGTTAATAGTTTCTGTAACACTTCCTGTACCTCTTTTAAGTAAATACTTATAAAGGTCGTCACCTGAACCTAAATCGAAGTCCGTTACCGAACCACTTGATGCTACGTAAGAAGTTAATTCGTCGTGTTGTGCTATATAGATAGCTTTAATGCCACCGATACCGTCACGACAAGTTATATTCCTTCCTTTTGTTAAATTACAAGCCATTTTTTTTTAGGTTTTAAAGGTTAATTAAATTACGATTGTTTTACGAAGTCTGCTGGTACACCAACTTGTACTCCTGCTGTCCACTTAGCTACCATTCTAATATTGTTCGATAAATCGATTGTAGACATATCTTGTACTTGAATAGAAGTTAAATCGCTTGAGAGACTGGTACCAAAAAATAAGTTAGATTTTCTACCACAATACATTACATCGTCTTCTACCCCGTTTACAACGGCGATCTTAACTCCTTCAAATTCTGGTGTGTAAGCTCCCATATGGTTAAAAGGAAAAGCAGATAAAGCAGAAATTGCTTGTATGTAGAATCTGTAAGTTTTCTTAGACATATAGATATATAAGTCTTCAGAACCGTAAACTGCTGATGGTACTGCTGCAACTAAGTTACCTAATTCTAAAATAATGTTAGAAGCTGCGTAAGTACCTGCAGAACCAATACCTGTAGAACTGTCAGCTACCATACCTGTAGCACTAATACCGTTAAATTGTCCACTTGTAGAAGTGTTACCTTGCCAGATAGAAGTTTCTATACTGTCAGCGATACTGTCAGATAAGTAACCCATTGCGTAAGCTACGAAGTCGTCAGACTGTTCGTGTGCCCAGTCAGAAAGCATTGTAGTTTTACAAACGTCTAAGTTAATTTGAAAAGGTTCTACTTCTAAAACTTTTTCTGTAAGTGTTAAAGCTGCAGAATTTTCAGTAAATGCACAAGTTGCGTCTTTTACTAAGTTAGCACCTGAAACATTGTTTAAAACCTCTTTGTAGTTTACGTTTTCTCTGATAGTCATATACTCCAAAGATGCTGCAGTGTTTAAAGCTGCACTAACGTAAGCCCCCGCGTGTTTTCCTGCGTACGAACTCGATGTAATTGTTAAAGCCATTGTTTTTTATTTTTATTTGTTATTATTAATATTATACCAGTACTTTTCTTGTCTACTCATATTTCTATATTCTATAGTAGATACTGTTTTTACTGTTTTGTTGTTTGAAAATTTGTTTGCTGTTACTGGTTCAGATCCTGCTTCTTTAGATACTGCTTCTAATTGTGCAGATAGTGTTTCTTTTTCTATTTCTAAAGTTTCTGTAGTTCCTTTCATACCTTCAAGTTCTGCAGATAACCTACTAACGTCGTTTCTTACTTCTGTAAGTAGTTCTTTTATAACAGTACCTATTTCGTTAATAAGTGCTTCTTTGTTAAATTCTACTTCTTCAGTTGTTTTAATCTTTTTAGGTAGTCTTTCGTTTACTTCTGAAGGTTCTACTATTTCTTCCATTTCTACTTCTTCTTCTTCTTCTGTTTCTACTTCTTCTACTTCTTCTTCTTCTTCTTCTTCAGTTTCGTAAATTTCTGCTACTATACCTTCTTCTTCTACAGAAAAACCTACTCCTTCTTCTGTTTCGTAAGCTCCGATAGGTAAAGGCATAGTCGTACCGTCTTCACCAAGTATAGCAATATCTACACCCGCTACTAATTCGTCTGCAGTAGATACTATAATAGTACCGTCAATAAGTTTAGCCTGAAACTCTAAGTTTACTTCTTCTTTGTTAAGACCTAAAGCCTTTAAGATTTGTGTTTTTAATTCCATTTTAATTTTGTTTTATACTATATAATATAATTGTTTAAGTTCTATTTGATTTTTAACTATACTTGCGCTACGTACTTTTTTACACTATCGTAAAACTTTACGTATTCCATTAGTTTTTTTTGTAATTTTTCAGTAGCTTTTAACTCTTTAATATTACTAACATCTACTCCTATTTTTTTTGCTACTTTTTCAAAAGCTTTGTTATCCATAGGTATAATTCTTTGTGCGTGGTAGTTTAATTCGTTTCTTGTTTTCATAAATTCAGAATATGCTTTTATTAACCTACCTTCTTCTTTCATAAACTTATTACCCGCCTTTTCAGCTTCTTTTATAAGACTTTCTGCTATCTTTATATTTTCCTTTAGTTGTTTTATATTTTCTAACTCAACTTTCTGTACTCCGTGCTTGTCTAAGATAGCGTTTAATTTTATTTCGTAGTCTTTATACATTTTGTTTTGTTTTATAATAGTTTTAGTAAATTCTGATATTCTTTGTTTAACAAGTCGCTTGTATCGTCTAGTTCCTTAAAACCTTTTATTTCTTCTGGTTTAAGTCCTAAAGCTCTAGCACCTTCTATAGCGTCTTCACGTATTGCCATTGCCCTCTGAAAAGTATCTACTCCCGCTTCTCTTGCGTCTAAAGCGTTGTCTGCTGCTTTTTTAAAAGCCTTTGTAGCGTTATCTATATTCTTCCTTTCAGACTTTATTTTACCTATTTGTTTTTGTATATCACTTGCTACGGTTAATTCTATTTTACCTTCTGCTTGTAGTTCTTTGTATGCAGTTTGTATTTCTTCGTCTGTAAATGTCTTATTCATTTTTTCTAATTTGTCTACAAAGTAGCCTTCTATGCTTAGCCCGCGTAAATTTCCACTTTTAATTTCTTTCCAAAGGTCGTCGTTTTCTATTTTCATTTTTACAAACCAAGTACCGTCTGCTAAATCAAAACCGTATAACTTACTTTTGTCACTGTCACCTTCCTTTATCCAACTTTCAACTGTTAGTACGCCTGAAACTCTTTGTTCGTGTTGGTATGTTGCTTTGTGGTGATTGTTGTGTTTTAAGTAACTATAAGCTGCGTTCTTTACAGTATCTTTTGAAAAGTATACGTAATAGTCACTGTCTGTATTTGCGTCGTATCTGTAGATTTGTTTATTAGGTATTAAAGCTGCTGCTATTAACTCCCTTTTTTCTTCGTCTACTTTCGCAAAGGTTAAGTTATTCTTTTCTTTACCAAAAAATACAAAGTCTACTTCTAAAGCTGGTGACGTTACTAAACTAATAGCATCTATTGCTAAAGCTTCGTTTTCTTCGTCTATAACTAATTCTGTAATCTTAGTTGTTTTCTTTTTCATATACTATATAATATAAGTTGTTCGTTAATATTTGATTTTTAAATAGTACTTCTTCTTCTAATGTCTGAAAGTTGAGCTTGACTGTCCGACATTTCGTCTGTTACTACATAAGCTTTAACTGCTTGTTGATCGGGTAAACCACCCCCAAGACTAAACGCTCCCGTTGTTGCTGGTTCTAAATTGTCTGGTGTGTCTGGTTCGTCTACTCCTATTTGTTCACTTTTAATATTTGCAATTTGTGCAATACCCATAGCGCCGTGTATTCCTGCTTGTATAACTCCATAAGGTGCTGGTATGTCTGCAAGTGCTCGCATAATAGACTTACCCGTAAAGAACGCTGTTTCTGCTATTGCTAAACTCTTTTGTAGTTTTTCGTTCTTACCTCCTAATTCTTTTGCTAGTCCAAATAGTTGGTTTCCTAAACCTTCTTTAAACGCTGCTACCTTTGCGTCTAACTCTAATTGTTTTGCTGCTTCCTTTTCTTTTGCTGCTGTTTCTTTTGCTAACAGTTCTTCTTGACTTTTTAAATTTTCTTCGTTAAATTTGTCGTTCTTAGCTATTAACTTTTCAAATTCTATGTCTTCTAAAGCCTGTTTACGTTCTTCTTCTAAAAGTCTGTACTTTTCTTTTATAAGTAAAATCTGTTCTTCTTGTCCTATTGCACCTTCTAAAGCGTTCTGTTTATCTAATTCTATTTTTGCTTGTGCTCGTTCGTTTTCGTCTTCTATTCTCATTAAAAAAAGTTCTTGTTCTAATTGTAATAGTTCTGCTGCTTCTGACTTTCTTCTACTTCTACGTTCTGAACTTCTTTGTTTTCTGTCTGCTTCGTTTTGTTTAGCCGTTTCTTCTTCTTCTTCTGCTTGTGCTATTTCTTCTTGTTTCTTTTTAATTAAATTATCTAACGCCGTTATATTTCCTTGTATCGTTGTAGAATTTTTAGCTAAAATTTTACTATTGTTTTTTATTATTTTTTGTTCTTCTTTACTTTTGTCACCTAAATTTTTTAAACTTTCTGCATTAGTATTTAATCCGTCGCTATTTGTCTTTAATTTTTCTGTGTTTTCATTTAAAGTATTTTGCAACTTTACTAAGTCTTTTTCTGCTTGTGTATTTGCTTGTGATAACTGTTTTTGTAAATCTCTATTTTTTATAAATTCGTCGTTATTTTTTACTAACTCTTTATTTAGATTTGCTTGTGCTAAAGCTGTTTTGTCTGTAGCTGTAGCCCATTCGTACACTGCTACACCTATAGCAATAATTGCTAAAACTAAAGCACCGATACCCGTAGCCATAATAGCTAACTTTAAAACTTTTAAAGCTACTGAAGAAGCTGCAATAGCACCAGTTAGAACTCCTTGTACTGTTGCCCAAGCTCCTAACGCTACTGCTTGACCGTAAGCTACTGCTGTACCTATTTTAGACGTTATAAGTCCTAGTTTTTCAACTGCTACCCTTTTAGCAGTAGTAAACATTAAAGCTGCTTCAGACATCATTCTAACACCTTGTGCTATTGCTATAGCAGATTGTACTTTAACTTGTATCTTTTCTAAGTCTTCACTTTCAACACCCATTAAACCCATAGCACCCTGTGCAGCTGCGAACCCTCCTGCAATACCCTCACCCATTTTTAGAAACGCTTCGGCCTTTTGTTGAGGTTCTAACCCCTCCATTTGTTTTTCTAAGGTCTTTACTTCTGAACTTGCGTTCTGTATCTTTGTCGCTAGTTCTTTAAACGCGTCACTTCCTACTTCAACTTCTTTAATAGCATCTCTTGCGTTGCTTAGTTCTTGTTCTAACTGTCCTAAAGTCTTGACCGCTTGCGTACCTCCTTTTATTTTTAGTTCTAACTCTACTTTTTCTGCCATTTTATGATATATCTATATTCGTTTTCGTTTCGTTTAAATGAACGGTTGCGTTCCAAATGTTATTTACGTTATTTGCACCTGTTACTTGTATTGTAAAAATGCCTGTATTATCTCCTGTGTCTATTACCGATGCACTACCGTTAGAACCGTCTTTACCAAGTATTCGAGTATTAAAAGTAACTATTGTTGGCACTTTATTACTAGCTACTCTAATAACTCCTTTTATATGTCTGTAACTAAAGTTACCTGCAGTTCCTGAAGAACCCCCTATTTCTAACCTAGTTAAAAATATTTCAAAACCTAAAATACTATTTGCTTCTGTATTTATAAACTCATCTGTTAAGTCGTTTATTTCCATATTTGTAGGGGTGTTGTCTGTAGTGTTACAACTAAGGTGTACTACCGAACTTTGGTACTGGTTTCTTTTATCTTCAGTACTACCACCTCTTACAAGCTCACCTTGTCGTATTGCTTTACCGTAAGCACCTACTACAGTAGCGTTATTTATACCGTTGTTTATAGTATTACCTTCACCACTTATAAAACAGTTTTCGTTTTCACCGTTTACTATATTATTTCGACCTACTACACTTGTGTTATGTACTCCAGTTTGTATTTTGTTGTTAGCACCTTGTACTTTATTCGTTAGGTTAGAAAAGTTTTCTTCTAACTTATTGTTTCTTAAAAAAGAATTACAAGTACCAGTTTTTTGGTCGTACTTATAACCGTAAGCTTCACACGCTAACTGATTAGGTAGTACGTCGTTCGTTCCGTCTGTAAATATTACTAACCCTTCGTTGTTTACAAAAAGAGGTTTTATTTTAAAGTCTTTTTTAAATTCCATTATATTAGTATCAATTCTACTGTACTCATTTCGTAAGGTTTATAGTCTATTTTATTAACTCTATAAAGTTGGTTCTTTATTCTACATTTGTCGTAGAAATTAAAGTCGCTTATTTCGGAAGGACTTAAATATACTTTTAACTTTACTTCTTTAGTGTCTGGGTTATATAGTTCGTCGTAATATGGTGACCAATACTCGTTATATAAATTGTCTACTGGTGTACTTCCTATAGAACTTATTAACTGTCCTGTATGAAAATGGTAATCTTTAGTGTTTAAATTTGTAGGTATATCTGACAAATGCGACATCTGACCGAACGAATCTTGATTTTCAGAACTTAAACCTTTTTGTGCTGGTATATAATAAGTATTAGAAGCCATAGTAACCCGTCCGTTGTTATATAGTATTCTGGGTTTGTTATTGAACCCTTCGAAAGTACCGTCGTCTTTACCTGCGTAAATAACTGGTATTGTCATTTCTGTAGTAAAGTTTTCAAATATAGGTTTTATAAATGTAGAAGCAAAAGGTTTAGCACTTACTTTAGTTTCACCTTCTAATAAATTAAACGTACTTGCGTCTATTTCTTTAGATCCGTATTTATATCCAGATGTATTTTTGTAAACTCCTGCTGCGTAGTCACTACTTTCTTCTACAAAGTCTAACAGTACCCTTTTCTTTAGCTTTAAGGGTGTTAGTTTCATTTCTGATACATCTACTTTATTAGTCCAGTCGTGTGTTTTATGCGTTATGTACTGACTTAAACTATCGTCTATAAATACTGACTTATAAGTTTCTATTATTAAGTTAGCGGGGTTGTCTTTGTCTTGTAATATCATTAAATTAAACATAGTCAAAAGACCTTTTAAATATTGCCACTGTCCTAAGTCACCTCTATTAATATTTAAAGCTTCTATTAAAGTTGCTGTACTAGAAGTTTGTACTGAACACTGCGAAGTATAAGATATACCTGTCGCCGCGTCGTAATAAGTTGGTAATATGTCTATATTAGAAGAACTAGAAGTTACAAAGGTTTGTAGTTCTAAAGTGTCGTTATCGTTTAAAGTAACATTAAAACTTTTACTTCGTAATTCTGGGTAAACACCCCCCGTGTCTTGTATAACTGGTGTGTTTTGACTTGAAGCTATAGTAACACCTGCACTGTCTTTATGTATCCACCTCATTCGTACAGTTTCATTAGCACCCCCAGTATGTAATAAGGTTAAACTAAAATAGCCAGAAAAAGTTAAGTTATCTTGATCGGCTGTAAACTTCTTTGTAGAAGTGTTGTAGTGTGGTGGTATTTGATTAGTAGTATATTGAACGTTATTGTAACCGTCTGGTATAGTGTAAGTAGAAGCTATTCTTATTTTGTCACTGAAGTAAACTGGTGTTATACCTTCACCCCAATTAAAGTCCATAAACAATTTAGTAAAGTCTGTACTTTCTAAGAAGTCAGAATTATAAGTAAAACCTGCTTCTGTTATTATACGGTCTACTAAATATTTACAATTTATGAAAGGTCTAAATGCGTCTTCTAATTTTTGTAGCACTACGTTTCCACTATCTAAATAAGTGTTACCATTCCATTTTACAAAAGGGTACTTTATTACGTCTGTCTTACCAGTTCCTAAAGCTGCTGTATAAGCAAATGAAGAAGTAGGTAAAGCAGTAGTTAAAACTACACCGTTATTATCGTAGTGACTTAATTTTATATTTGCTTTGTCGTAAGTGTGGTTTAATTCTGTAAAGTCTATGTCTTTAAATTTCTTATCTTTTAAAGTGTCTGCTAGTGTTATAGTGTCACTGTATAAATTTACATTGTAACTTACTTCTTCTTCTTTTTCTGTTATATCTATAAGTCTTAAATATCCGTCAAAGATTGTATAACCGTCTTCTTTTAATATAGCCTTCGTTTTCTTGTACGGGTTAAATGCATATATGTCAGATTTTACAGACCTTGTTACGTCGTAAAGACTAGAAAATATTTTGTTGTTTCTTTTAGTAGATGGTAATTTAAAAGCCTTAGTAAAACTTTGTGACTTTTCGGCTACATTCTTAAAGTTGTCTACTGATAAACTTAAAGGTATATTACTTTCTTCGTATAAGTCTAGTATTACTTGACCGTCTGAAAACGCATCTACTGTAGGTGCACTAGCTACACTTTCTTTAATTGATACACTACCTATTTCTAAATTAGTATTATCGTCGTTAGAGTAGTTTATTAAAAATACTTGTTCTGTATCTGTAGCAGTAAATGTAAAAGTATGCGTTCCTACTGTATTAGGTAAGTTAGTAAAGTGTAAAGGTTTGTATTGTGTACCGTTTACAGTCCAGTTACCACTATGTCCTAGTATAACAAAACCTGTAGTACCTGCTAGTCGTTCTATTTTTAAAACGTAAGACGATCCAATAGTTAAATTACTTATTAATTGATAAGCACCTGTTAAACTTGCACTACTTGCACTATCTAAAGTTATTTTACCACTTGAAACTGTAGCGGGGTTAGCACTTGTAAAAGAACCGCCTGTTATATTATACTGTTGCCAAATATTTAAAGGTATTAAATTACTTATAGCCGAACCTATATTACCTGCAGAACCACTAAAACCCGTGCCTAAAGTTCCTATATTAAATGAGTAGTCACTAACATATTCTGTAAAAAATGGTGTACTATATACGCTGTACTGACCTTCGTAATTTTGTGGGTATACTATTAGTTGTACTGACATTATATTTTTTGTGTTTTCTTAGTCTTCGTAGTTTGTAAATTAAATGTATATTGTATAAGTTTGTCGTTAGCCTTCGTTTTTCTTGTGTGTGTACTATTCGTAATTGTTGCGGGTTGTATATACTTTCGCATATATCCTTGATTAGCATTATCTGTACTTCGTTCTTCTAATATATAAACGTCATTACTTATAAATAATTCTTCTAACCAAATAGCCTCGGCTTCTGTTATATAATCTGTATTTAGTTTAATAGTTTCACTTATAGAACTATTGTAAGTTTTCTTACCGCCTGTATGTCCGTTTATTCTAAATTTACTTTCGTTCCAAGTACCCGTTATTTGTGTATAAGATTTTCGTTTAGTATTAAAGGTTCTAACAGACTTTTTCGTAAAGTTGTAGTAATCCCATACACCGAACTTATTTAACCACGTCAGCCTTATCGTTTCAAATTCTTTACAGTCTTCTTCTTGCTTGTAGAAGTTATAAGTGTCACTTATTACATTGTTACCTATATCCTTAGCTTTAACTGTGTAATAATCCCAGTTAGTCGGTAGTGTTTCACCTGAACCTACTAAATTACCTGTACCTACTCCTGCAAATTGTAGTTTATTATTACTGTCACCCATATAACCTGCGTGACCACCGAAAGAAGCTTGTATTAATTTAGTTATCAAAGAACCTGTTGTACTACCGTTATTATAAAATTGTATTTCTATTTTTCTTACTGAAGGGTATTGTACACCCGCTGTACCTACTTCAAAATCCCAGTCGTACTGACTAAAGAAACTTAAAGTTAAATAGTCTGTAGTTCTTAAATACTGTGTTTTAGGTGCGTTACTTAAAAAACTATCTGTACTACTATTCAAAACAAAACCTTCTTTACTTAGATTATAACCGAAGTTACTATTACTATCTAAGTTTAAAATATCTGTATCGTAAAGAACACCGTTATAAATTAAGAAGTCGTCTACTGTTGTGTTAGAATTATATTGTTCAGTTACATTACCTGTTGCACTGTCTGCAGCTTCTACATTAAACCTAACAGTAAAGAACCTACAACTATTTCTATTTGTACTAAAGTCGTCTATTTGGTGTATTGTATGAGGTGTGTTTTCGGAAAAGTCTACACCGTTATATTGCGAAAAGTAAATAGCAGAAGAATTATGTACTGTACCTCCTTCGTAGTCTGGTGTTACATAGTTTTGTAATATAGGTGATAAGTCAAATATTCCTGATCCTACACCGTTAGGGGTTACTTTTAAAACTGCTATTCTATTAACTGTATTCGTTAAACCTGCTGTTCTATTATTTACGTAAACTTCTGCAGTGTATTTAATTTTAAATTTACTTGCTGATGTTACGTCGTCTTTTACTGTAAAGATTATATTACTAGCTGCTGGTATAAGTCTGTACTTAGGTTTCTGTTCTATTGTTAAACTCATTTCTTAAATGTTTTTATTTCGTTTAATACGTCTGCTTTAAAATGTTT